AGTAGCCCTCGGGGGGCAGTCCAACGATGCGACCGCCGTGCGACGGGGGCGGCCGAGCGAAAGGAAAATTGATAGATACTATTAACCTACAAAACTTTGAAAACGCGAGTGCGATAACACTTCAAATAAAAAAATTTTTCGCCAGAAAAAGACCCTCAAAGGGTCGCTGAGATCTTATAGACATTCAGAAGTTTATCTGTTCTATATGAAGGCACTTGGAAAAGTTCCACAATGCAAATAGAGGAGACACATAAAAGGGTAGTCGTAACTGCAGTAGATACCCAGTCTCTCGTAGAGTACGTCTTCATGGATGGCAGTCTCCACTATGAGTTTCCCAGGACACGAGAAACAAGTTAATTACGTTACGCTTACAGGAGGTCTTAGAGGACATCGGAGCAGCAGCGGGCATAATAACAGTCGGGGGAACCACAACAGGTGCCTGATTAGGAGGGGCTACGATGGTGGGGGGATTGTATTGAGGTTGATAAGCGTTTGCAGCAAGCGGGATAGTGGCTGCAGTCAGGATTGCAAGATAGCGTCGCATAATGTATTGAGTATTTCTGTGATCAGTATAGCAGGAATCTGAGGTGCTGTCAAGGGTCTAAATAAAAATAAACAAAAATAATGTATGGAAATTAAAAAATTTGAAGTGAAGCATGATACTCAGTGGGCATACGAGTTCACTCATGCACCAACGTTAGACATGTTTCAAGAAATCGAACATTTTCTAAAATACTGCGAGGATCGAAACCTATTTGTACCAGAGCACAAGGCAAATTGGTCATTACGTGATGGAGCACAAACTCCTAGGACTATTAATGTATTAAAGCAATTTGAAAGCCTCAGCGAGCTCAGAGAGAAACTAGAGAACGAAGTATTTCCTCATATCTTAGAGCAAAGTAAGATTGGATGCACAAAGAGTGAAGACGACAACGACGACCCCGAAAAATTTGCTAAGGGATACAAAGACTTCTCTGGATATTACTTCAATATTGTAGAATCTTGGTTTGATATTATTCTACCAGGAGCGTATGAACCATTTTCATATGATCCATGTGATTTTACTGGATATTATTGGATTGCATGTACTGAAGAGCAACCCGCAATTATTTTAAAGGATCCTTCAGTCGGCAAGCGTTATCTAAATACGTTATATAATACACTGACAGTTACTCCATTTTTATCAATCGATCCTTTTGAGAGTGGTGTATTAATATTACCAGGACACTATGAACGTATGATGCACGTTCAGCGTGACGATAGACCAGGAGTTGTGCTAAGATTTAATTTTAATTTGGAGAGAAGCGATGAGCAAAACAGTGAAAGTACTTCATGAAGGAAGAACAATGTATTTCAATGATTATGATGAAGCAGTTGATCATATTCATGAGATTTACTTAGGGTATGCCGAGAAAGGAGTACCAGTTCCACAAGGAGGATTGCAAATTTCATATGTAGAGGATGATGTCAATGAGTAACGTATTTTTTAATTTACCACCTTCTAACGAGCAAAGAATTTCTCAACTTGAATTAGTTGCAAAAGATACTCAAAAATGCTTTGAGGCATTACGTGATAACGTTATGACTAAGCATACCACGTTTACTTATCAAAAGAAAGATGAGGAGATGCCCGTAAGCGTTGGGTTAATTTTTGATGAGATTTTTGAGAGATTGGAGAAAATCGAAGAAGCACTTGACAGTCTGAAGGACAAGTGATACAATAAATAAGTACGTCATTGGTAGTATATGGCAAAATCACCGAGTTTTAACAAGTCTAGTTACGTTCCTGGCAAACCAAAGTGTACTCGTCAGGGTCGTAGTAAAAATACTAACCTTTCTGCCAGTTCCCGTAACGGCAAAAAGAAGCGTTATCGTGGACAAGGCACTTAATGAACGAAATAGAAGCGCACATTAAAGACTGGATTGCAAAAGTTTCCCAAGTTCGACCAGAATTGGGAGGTTTTTCGCTCTGTCCATACGCTTCTAATGCAAAATATACAATAATTGAGTGTAAAGCGAAAGACATCATGCCTATTTCTGGGTATGATGTCATTTTTTATGTCGTCGAAGATGACCTAGATCTCGCATCTGTGCAAAAGTGGGTAGAATATCACAATGATTTGTGCTCAGATTACCTATTTTTTGAAGATTGCGCGTCATATGACACGTACATAGGCGGAATTCAGTCAAATAACGGTAAGTATAATCTAATTTTAGCGCAACCGCGTGAGAAGTTACGCAATTTTAGAGAAAAACTTGCCAGAACTCCGTATTATACTCATTGGAGTGATGAGTATTTACGCGAAATCCTCGGAGATGACTACGATTTAGTGGAAAATTCGGGATAGTAACCCCGTAAAAAGTTCTGTTCAACCTTATTTTAGGAGAAAACAGATGGCAAAGTATCAAGTAGATCGTGACACGAAATTTATGCAGGAAAATTGGGGTACAAATCGCCTCATTACCGACTACAACGCGATTCCTGCTCAAACTAAATCCTTAAACCAACCACCAGAAGATAGGTATTCCCGTCCATGTGGGGGCAAAGGAGGATTTGATGATTATGTCGAGAGATGGCACTAGCGAATCCTCTGGTTTAGAAAATGGGCATAAATAATTAAAAACCTATGTAAATGCCCAAGAAAACTAAAACGTTAGTTAAAGATCTAGGGGTGTCCTTTGAACCTCATCCAGTAACTGAGGATCTTCTTACAGTTACGAATGAGACTGCAGTTCAAAGGGCACTATATAATCTTATATTAACTCAACGTGGAGAACGTTTCTTTAATTCAAAATTTGGATGCAGTATTCGTTCATTACTTTTTGAACCTGTTGATTATATTACTGCATCTTTGATGGAGCGTGAAATTGAAGATACGATTAATCTCTATGAGCCTAGGGTGAGCGTGCATAAAATAACGATCTATCCTGATTTTGATGGTAATGGGTATGAAATTGAGATTTTATATGAAATTTCATCATTAGACACCGTTAACAAAACTGGTGATCCTAATGGGCAGTTAAAGTTCTTCCTGGAGAGAACCAAGTAAGATGTCTTATACACAGTTAACAAAGTTAGACTTTGCAGCAATCAAAGCAAGTCTCAAAGATTACTTAAGAAATAACAGCGATTTTGCTGGATACGATTTTGATGGATCCACATTATCGGTTCTTCTTGATCTGTTAGCATATAACACTTATTATACTGCCTTCAATACGAATATGGCAGTAAACGAGAGTTTTCTCGATTCTGCCACCATAAGAGATAACGTTGTCTCATTAGCGAAGCACCTTGGGTATACACCTAAATCAACCCAATCGGCAAGAACTATCGCATCCATTCGTGCAACGTGGCCAGCGGGCATTACAGCGCCCTCTCAGGTCGTTTGGAAAGCGGGTACTGGATTGATTTCAACGATTGATAATGTAACTTATACATTTGTATCTCCTACAGATATTCAAGTAACACCAGTTGGTACTACCGCTACATTTAACAACTTGGTGCTTCTAGAAGGAGTTCTGGTAAAGGAAGAATTTACTGTAGTACCATCGGATACTACTCAACGCTTTATTTTAAATAACCCTAGTATTGATGTCAGCACTATTCAGGTCTATGTGAGACCATCTGCTTCAAGTACAGCAAAAACATTATACGGTGCTGCTAACAGCATCATGAACTTAGATGCAAATTCATTGATTTACTTTGTTCAGGAAGTAGAAGATGAGCGTTATGAGTTAATTTTTGGCGATAATGTAATTGGAAGAAAATTAGCGCACAATGAAGTTGTCGAAGTTAGATATTTGGTTTCAGAAGGGTCGGCAGCAAATAATGCAACTGCGTATAATTTCAATGCAACCTTAACTGATCTCAATAATAACGTAACAACTCCTCAGATCACAATTTTAAGTGCTACTAAGTCTGATTCTGGCGAAGATATTGAATCTATTAAATCTATCAAGTTAAATGCTCCAAGAAATTACAGTTCGCAGAATAGAGCCGTTACAGCAGATGATTATAAAACTATTGTAAGAAACATTTATCCTAGTATTGCAGATATTATTTGCTACGGAGGCGAAGACGACGATCCACCTCAATATGGTAAAGTATTAATTACGATCAAACCAAAGTATTCGACTACTCTGAGTTCATTCACCAAAAATGAAATTAAGACAAAATTAAAGAAGTATTCTGTTCTCTCAGTAACTCCTGAAATTGTAGATCCAGCAATCATTTATGTAGAATTATATTCTGATATTTTCTACAATCCAATTTCAACAACTCTAAATGATAGTGAGATATATAATGCAGTATACGAGGCATTAGTTGACTACAAAACCAACACCGATGTCGAAAAATTTGAAGGTAGATTAAAATATAGTAAATTGATGTCATTGATTGATAATTCAGAACCTTCAATTTTATCAAACTTGACAAATTTAAAAATGCGAAAGGATTTTTATCCTGTAGTAAACACTAAAACTTCATATGAACTTTGCTATCAGAATGCATTCAATGCATCTTGCGAAAGTGGACAAACTGTAATTAGCACTACGTTCAGAGTTGCAGAATTCCCTGATGAGACAGTTTATTTTGGTGATAATTCTGGAGTAATTCAACTCTACACAAATACTAGCAGCGGAATTCGTGAAGTTAAAAGATCTAACATCGGAACTGTAAATTATGCCACTGGAGAAATTATGGTTGATAATTTAATCATATTAAAGAGTGAGCGTGATGATGGATTAGTTCAAGTAAGAACTATTCCAAAAAATAACGACATTAACTCTTTCAGAAATGCATTCTTGACTTTAGATTTA